GTCTGATGCTCCTGTTGAAGAACAAGACGAAGAAGCGCAGTCGTCTAGCGCCGTAGAGAGCGAAACTGAAGCTGATTTGCTGGCAGTCGTACAAGATACGTTGCAGCCAGAAGAGCAGGCCGAGGAAGCGGATTCGCAACCGCGTGAGGAAGAGTCGGATGATGAGGATGATGATGATCTAGAACATGATGACGAAGACAGCGGCGATCTTGCTGCAAGTGAGTCTTTTGATGATGTTCCGTTCAACAAGCACCCTCGGTTCAAGAAGCTTATCAATGAGCGAAACGAACTGCGACCAAAGGCAGAACAGTACGATCAAATAACAGGTTATCTACAAAGGGAAGGGTTATCGCCGGAAGAAGCCGCCAAAGGGTTTGAGATTATGTCTCTAATGAAAAACAACCCATTGGAAGCTGCTAAAGCGTTACAGCCTTACTTAGACAACCTTTCAGTCGCAACTGGGCAGACTTTGCCGCAAGACGTACAGCAACGTGTTGATGATGGCTATATTGATGAAAGTGACGCAGCGGAGATCGCCAGACTAAGGGCGGAAAACCAGCGTATTGGTTCGCAGCAAGCGGTAACGCAAGAGCAAATCAATAGATCTCATCTTGAGCAATCGCAAACCCAAACAGTCAATGCTGTTGTGGCTTGGGAACAAAAGATTAGATCGAGCGATCCTGACTATGACCTCAAAGCAGATGAGTTGGATGACCGAGTTAAGGTTATTATGTCTGACCGCCGTGCGGCGGGTAATGCAAGCCCACTTTCGCCAGATGAGGCGCTTGGCATAGCCAAGCAGGCTTACGAGGAAGTGAACCGCAGAACCCAAGCTAGGGTCGGCAATAAGAAGCCAATCAAGTCGGCATCCGGTGGTAAATTGGGCGGAACCCCACACGCAGAGCCAAGCAGCCTTATGGAAGCTGTGCAAAACGCTCTTTCTAGTTCCGCTTAACCGAGAGGAATAAGAGAATGGCATTTACTAGTGCAGAGTTGGCCAACATCGCCAACGCAGCCTTGGACTATTATATAGAAAAAGGCAAGGTACTAAGCCAGACACTCGCGGATAAGCCTCTGCTTAGTGCTATGGACGGCAAAGCAAAGACTTTCCCAGGTGGAAAAGGCGAAGTATCAGTCGCAGTTAAAGGCGACTACACAACAACTGTTGATGGTTACACTCACAATGCGACTGTGACCTACGCAAACCCAGCCAACATCAAACGTGCCAACTATGCTTGGAAAGAGCATCACTCAGGCATTTCGCTGACACTTACCGAATTGAAAAAAGACGGTATCAGTGTCACCGATAGTTTGAACGGAGCCGGAACATCAAACCATTCTGGTCGTGACCAGACTGTGTTGGTTAACTTGTTGCAAGACAAGCTAGACGACATGATGGAAGGCTATTCACGCGGTATGAACACTTTCTTGTACGGCGATGGAACTGCTGACCCTGACGCGATTGCGGGTATTCAGACACTGATTAAGGATGTTCCAGGAACAGGAACAACTGGTGGCCTGTCTAACGCAACCAACACTTGGTGGCAGAACCGTGCGGATGTGGCAATTGCGACAACAGCAAATGGTCAAGAACTGATCGAAAAGCTTCACACTGAAATGCGCCAATTGAAGCGTTTTGGTGGCCGCCCAGATATCGCGGTTTGTGGATCAGCTTTCCTCGATCGCCTTGCTGACGAACTCCGCCGCAATGGTAACTACTCGCAAACAGGCTTCTCACGCGGCCAGAACATTGCGATGGGTGAGATCACATATAACGGTCTGACCTTCCAGTACGATCCAACGCTCGATGATCTGACAATCACTTCTCAGAACCCTGACAAGCGTTGTTACATCATCGATTCTTCAAAGCTTTGCATGTACTACATGGATGGCGAGAAGATGAAGCGGCATAGCCCAGCACGGCCAGCCGATCAATATGTGATGTATCGTGCTTTGACCACAACCGGCGCTTTGGTTGCTACGCAGCTAAACTGTCACGGCGTTTACGAAATCGCCTAACAACAAGCTGGAGCAGTAACCGTGCTGCTCCAGCTATTTTCATTGGAGGATTAAATGATTGAATACGGTTCAGTCGATATCGCAATTGGCGGGGATTCCAGAGCGGTAATTCACAAAAACAGTGTGTCTATTCCAGAAATTGTAATTTTGCAGTCGCTGCATGGCGATGACGCGATTACCAACATTCGCATCGATGGCACTTGGGATACCCCAGATGATGTCGAAAGAGATCGCCTTGGCATCCTTTACAAGGACAGCAAGGTCATCGAGGTGTTTCAAAAATATGGCGATTTGCCCAAAACCTTAAAGGACGCACGGATTGGTGAAGCATTGCTTGATCCAGTTTTTGTAAAAGAGTTGTCTGAGGTTCCAGCACCAAAAAAGACAATTCGCAAACGCGCTCGAAAGGCAGATGGATCATTTAAAGCAGATGATCCGACCACTCCACAGAATGAAGCATGGGAGCAGTAAATGGCTAGAGGAACATCTTTAGGCACTTTGATCGAGGATTTGCGCGCCGAAATAGGGCATTCGCTCCAACCCAACCTTGGGCGGTCAATGAGAGATGTTCTTGTTAACTATTTGCAAAGAACACAGCGCCGGTTATGGGAAGACTATAGCTGGCCTTTTCTCCGTGTTAAGCGAGATCTCAGCATCAGCGCAACCCAGAGATATTACAATCTGCCGGCAGATGTAACTTTCGAGCGCATCGAACTGGTTGAGTTTAAGCATGGTGATGTCTGGCATAAGCTGGTCTACGGCATTGGTCGAGACGAGTTGAACCAACACGACTCAGACAGAAACGTGACCAGTTATCCGATCAGGCGTTATGACTCTTACGAAGGCAATCAGGTAGAGTTCTGGCCTGTTCCCTCGACAAACAGCGTGGCATCTAGCGGCGCTGGCGAAGTTCGGATAACTGGAATCAAAAATCTCAGCCCATTTATCGCATCGGCCGATTTAGCAGATCTGGATGACCAGCTTTTAGTTTTATACGCAGCCGCTGAAATAGCTGCGCGGCAAAAGCAGGCAGACGCTCAAAACAAGTTGCAGCAAGCTAACGCTCATTACTCAAGGCTAAAAGCACGGCTTGCCAAGACCGACACATTCGTCATCGGCGGCGGAGAACCAGAAGGGATGTACCGTCCAAAAGGCCCACCACTTGTTGCTAGGATCTAAGTATGCCTTACATTCTTGTTGAAGACTTTCGATCGGGCTTGGACGCTAGACGCATGAACGTGACCAGCAACCCTGGAACGCTTGTAACTCTAACTAACGCACACATCACCCGAGGCGGCGAGATAGAGAAGCGCCCAGCCTTTGTAAACCTTGCTGCCTTGCCAAGTAACACTTTTGGGCTAGCGGCGGCTGGTGGACAAATATACACCTTTGGAAGCGACCCCAGTTCATCTGTGACTTTTGCCTCCGGTACGCCTGCAAACGTAAACTATATCCAACTTGCTCATCCAACAGCCGAAGCGATGACAAAAGTCTTATCGACAGACTTTTTTAATGGGCAAGTTTACGCCGCTGCCGAATTTGCTGATGGCCGTATATACCATTATTATAACGGTGCGCGGATTACTGACTGGTTTGATGGTCGAGCAAGAGCTAAATTTAGCATAACAGCCGGAACGCTTGGCGGAACATCCGCAAGCGGTTCATTCGAGGTAACAGGCGGAACAGCTAACCCAGGCGATGATATTCGCGTTGTTCGCGTCAACAATGTCGAAATAACAGACAGCGCCAACGTAATAGCCCACACTGGCAACAAATCACGGCTGCCGATCACGGCATTGCCTCAAACGGCTTTGCCGTAACTGTTACAACCCAAGGCGGATACACAGTTGGAAACATCAACGCGCTATCTGGTGGCGTTGATAACGCGGTCACAAGCATTACTGTTAATGGCGTTAGCGTGTTCCAAGGCCAAGTTGTTTGGAACACCTCGAACACTGCAACAGCCGCTGCTATAGCAGACGCTATAAATTCCTTTACGACAACGCCTAATTTTGAAGCAACTTCAGTTGGTTCATCTGTGAATATAATGTCAGACGATAGCGGCGCTGGGCAAAACAATGATGTCGTGGTTGTCAATGTAAGCGGTAACGTAACAACAGCTTTTAGTCCATCCGCCCAGAATTATTTGGATGGAGGTGCGGCGAGTAACAGCATCAACGGTTATATTCCAGGCGCTTTTGTTCGTCCGGCAAAATCAAAAATGTATGCCTTGTCTGACTCTCTTTTGCATTTCTCGGCAATTGATGACCCTAACGAGTGGAATGATGCAACGCTTGGCGCTGGGTTTATCAACTTGTCCAACAATGCAAAAGGGTCTGAAGACCTAAAAGCTATCGCCAACTATTTCAACAACATCGCCGTTTTTGCTGAACAAGCAATTCAGATTTGGTTTGTTGATGCAGATGAAGCGTTAAACCAGCAAATACAAGTTCTGGTGAATACTGGTACAATAGCGCCTAAATCAGTAGTTGAATTTGGTGATAACGATGTTTTCTATTTGTCTCTATCAGGTATCAGATCGTTACGTTCGCGGGATTCGTCCAATGCGGCCTTTGTTGGTGACATTGGCAATCCGATCGATGATCTCATTAGTACAGAAATTAACACGAACCGTGATACAGCTGAACGTGCGACTGCCATTCTTGAGCCGCAAGACGGACGGTATTTGCTGGCGGTTGGGTCAAAAGTGTATGTGTTCTCTTATTTCCCATCATCAAAAGTGTCGGCGTGGTCGGTTTATGAGCCTGGATTTTCAGTAAACGAGTGGGCTTATGACGGCGCTCAGATCTTGGCCAGAAGCGGTAACAATCTATATTCACTTGGCGGTGAAAACCGCAACACATACGACAATTCTACTGTAACGGTACAATTGCCCTTCCTTGATGGATCGTCTCCAGCAACGAGCAAAGACTTTTATGGGCTTGATGTAACGTGCGAGAACGAATGGGATATCCAAGTCGCCACAGACCCTAGTGATATATCTCTTTTGGAAACAGTAGCCACAGTGAACAAGACTACCTACGGAATGGGTAGGGCAAGCATGATTGGCTATTCAACACACATCGCCCCAAGACTTATTTGCACAAAAGATGGATATGCAAGATTGGGGAATATTGCAGTCCATTATAACCAAAGCGAGGCCGGATGATTTATGGGAAGCCGACTGCTTTTGAGATTTATGATGTTGCAAAGCGGATGCGCCAAAGGGATTACGATGAAATCGTTTGCACAACTTATTCTCAAGACAGGGAAGAGTTAGCCGCCTTTTTAGGCGAAACGTGGTCAGCATGTGAGACAACAATTGGCTGCGGAACAAAGGAAGACGGTATCATAGCTGTTCTAACATATGTGCCTTTGCGGCCTAATGTGTGGAGTTTTGGGATGTTTGCGACAGATGACTTTCAAAAGATCGGAGCGCAACTGACAAGGCTCATAATAAAGCGTATAATTGGAGCCATAGAACAGACAGGCGCTCATCGAGTCGAGTGCCAATCGATCGAGGGATATGAGGAAGTCCATAACTGGTTAGAGTTTCTGGGATTAAAAAAGGAAAGTCTTATTAAAGGGTTTGGGCGCAACGGAGAAAATTTTATCACGTTTGCTTATGTGAAAGAAAGTGTTGAGCCAGTCAAGTGGGCTGGGTCGGGAAGGATTGAAAATGTGCGGTAGCGGCGGTGGCGGAAACAACGAAGCTGAAGAGGCTCGAAAGCGCGAAGACGAGCGGCAAGCTAAGATCCGTGATGGGCGACAGCAAATCGATAACAACTTTAGTCAGTTCGATGACAATTATTTTTCTGGCCGCCGTCAGTCTTATCTTGATTACGCAAAGCCCCAGTTTGATGACCAGCTAACAGATGCCTCAAAAACCCTTCTTGCTGCTCTGTCTCGAAGCGGTTTATCGGACTCATCGATTGCCGCTAATCGCCGTGAAAAGCTAGCAAAAATGGCTGGAACCAAAGAACGAGAGATCGAAGACAAGGCATTAGATTTTGAAAACAGCGCAAGAAAAGCTGTTAATTCTGCCCAAACAGATCTTTACGCCCAGAACGCTAATACTGCTGATCCAATGCTTGCAGCTAACACTTCCATGAATCGAGCGCAGACACTTACTTCATTGCCAGCATACAGCCCTCTAGGCGCTTTGTTTGCTGGAGTGACAAGCGGTCTTGCAACGCAAGCTGATCTGGAGCGCAGAGGGCAAGCTAAATACGGCAATGTGCTTTTCGGCTCTGGTAGCGGTGGATCAGGCACTGTGATTGGTGACTAATGATCGAGAGCCACGAAGTTACAGACACTAACTTTTACCAAGTGATTGGAGAAATAGTACGGATAATGGCAGTCAGTGACATTCATCATAAGTGGACTGTTAGCGACATCGAGCGGATGGTTGCCGCACCATTGTTCGCTCAACGCGCCTTGCTGTACTACGACAACGATGATGGCGAACTTATTGCCTTTGTCACGTTTGCTTTTTTGGATGAAGAGTCAGAGCAGCACCATGTGAACCGTACCAAGATGCTAGATCCATCAGTTTTTTCAAACAGTGAAAACGATGGGCAGCTTTGGTTCATGGAGTTCATTGCCCCATTTGGCGGTGTTCCTGACTTAATGAGGCACACAAAAGAATGGATACAAGAACTTTATCCAAATGTTCTTGAAGCAAAATATAGGCGTTTAAAGACAGGGCGTATCGGAAGAATATCAGCGGCCAGACCCGCACTGATGCATTAAAGGAGTGAGTTATGGGTGAACCATCCAGCGGCGCTGACGGCGCAGAAAACAGAGGTCAGGTCGGCCTGACTAAAGCGCAGCAAAACGCAAGAGCAAACGCTCAAGAACGTGGCAGCCGCGAAGTTGCAAATATGAGTTCCGGTGTGCAGGCAAGCAGAGACTTTGGATATTCAGATCCAAAAGCGGAAGAGGACGGCGATTTTAGCATAGGCGATCGAGGCGGTGAGACTTTCGTAACCAGCACACAAGGTGCGCTCAACGATTTGAACAACCGCATGGGTGTTGGGCAGATGCCTGGCTTTGAAGATAAACTTTTTATGCCTGGTGGAGCGCTTGTTTATGCCGCTAACGAATTTGGGAAAACCAGAGCGCAAGACATACAACAAAAGATGAATAACGGCGGCACACCTGTTTTCGACTCTATGGGGCGCATTCAAGGCGTGGTAACAAAAGAGTCAAGCCAACTATTTGGAGATTACGACAGTTATACCGGAGCATCTAATTATGACCCAACAATAACCGGTAAACAGCCTTCATCGGGCGTTTCTGGCAATGGTTATCAAATGACAGCAAATGATGTCCGTATCAATGAGATGACAATGGGCGGCGGCGGTAATGATTACCAAACACCACAGGCCGCTACCGTAGATCCCTTGGTGGCTGCCCGACAAAGACGCGCCGAGGCTTACAACAGCCGAAACAGCGCACTGATTGAGGCGTTTGGCGGCTTCAATGATGATTACTATTCTGACTTAGAGACAGCATTTAGAGATGTGAACACCCCTGACGTTCAATCTCAATATGATGATGCGATGCGCGGTATCTATCAAGGGTTCAAGCAGCAAGGCATATTCGATCAATCTGATTTCGACTCAAGGGTAGCAGCCTTGAATGCACAGAAAACAGCTGAAGAGGCCAGAATTGGAACAGCGGCGAAGGATTATGCTGAACAGCAACGCAAAGCCATCGCTGACCAGCAATCAAAGCTTGCTAAATCTTTAAGCGGCATCATG